TATGCGGGTGGTTCGTTTCTTGATGTGTCTGATATTATTTTTGAAGAATTTTTTACACGTTCCGTTTTTTTGAAAAATGAACCGAGTAAATTAATGAATTTCTATTGCACAATTGACCGTAAAAAAGGAACAACAAAATTATGGATGTGTGGAAATACAATTTCCCGTGTTAATCCATATATTTATGAATGGGGACTTCATAAAATAATTAGTAAACAAAAACAAGGAACAATTGAAACAATTGAAATTCCATCAACGGATGATGATGTTGTAAAACTTGCAATTGAATATTGTGAATCAACAGGTGCATCTAGTCATACAATTGGTTTTAATAAAGATATGATGAATGATGGAAGTTGGCAATCTGAACCACAACCAAAACTTCCAAAAAGTAAAAAAGAATATGATGTTTTGTTTCGGATTGGATTTATGTTTCAATCATTCAAATTTTTGGGTGAACTATTAATTGATAAAGAAAATCCCAATAAATTGTGTTGGTTCATTTATCCATATGAAGATGAATTCAATAAAAAGACATTAGTAATAACGGATAGAATTTCAACAAATAATAATTATAAAAGAAACATATATGATTTGACAAATGTTTCTGATAATATCAATCTATTAATGAATAATACATTTCGTGAAGAAAATATTTTTTATGCAACCGATATGTGCGGAACAGATTTCAAACAAGTTATTGATTTTTCAATAAGGAGGTAATTATGAAATATATATTGAAATATTTTGTTCGTTCCGAATATCCCGGAATGATGCGAAGATATTACATGGAATTTGATAAATTAGCAAATTTAATCAAATTTATAAAAGACGGCAACATTGAAGATTTTACAATATATCAAAAATATGATATTGTAGAAATTGAAAAATAGGAGGTTAAATATGAATGAAGATTATAAAAATAGTGAAATAATATTATGTTCAAATGTTCATATTGATAAAAATTATGATAATGTTTTGGATATTAGCAAAGCGGATTTGGTTGGATATTTACGAACACATTCAGAATATGTTGGAAATGATTATTCAATCATTCCACAATATAGGAATTCATTAATTGTTGATTGTCCATATGCTACCGCATTAAAATGTAATTATATGGCGTTTCGAAATCCCGATTATGAAAATGAATTTGTATTTGCTTTTATAAACAATGTTGATTATATAAGTGATGAATCAACACAAATTAATTTTACACTTGACGTTTGGCACACACATCATGATAAATTCAATATTAATAAAGTATTTGTTGAACGTGAACATGTCAATGATGATACACCGGGACTTCATACAATTCCGGAGGGTTTGGAACATGGTGAATATATAATTGATGATGCAATTAAAAAAAGTGGATATGAATATTCAAATTGTAGTTTTATTTTAGCTACAACAATTTTTCCTTATGTTACATATAATTCAAGTGATCAACATTGGGAATTAGCAGGTGGACGTGGTGCACATTGTAATGTTTATAATTCAATTCTTTCAGGTGTTGAATATTTTTGGTATAGCAACACACAAAATGGTATTGAACAATTACAACATGTTATTGAAGCATTTGATTATGCAGGACAATCTGATTATATTTATATGTTATTTGTTGCACCAAATAATAGTTTTGAAAAAGTTCTTGAAGAAGAAAATGTCGGATATTGGGGAAGTGTAAAACAAAAACAAGGTTCATATTATGATTTATGGACTTCAAACAATACACCATCAATAACAAAACCAACAACACTTGATTCATACACACCAAAAAATAAAAAGTTGCTTACATATCCATATTGTTGTTTAGTTGTCAATAATGGAAATGGTGGAAATGGAATATTTCATTATGAATTATTTAAAGATGATGATGCACCAAATGATTGTGAATTTATAATTGAATCTGCAATATGTCCGGGTGTATCAACAATACTTCGACCAATTTATTACAAATCAAATTCAAATGTTTATAATCAACTTGACGGAATTCCGGGAGGAAAATATCCGATGTGTTCATGGAATACTGATGCATATATAAATTGGTTGACACAAAATTCTGTTAATATTAAATTTCAACTTGCGGAAGATGTTTTGAATGTTGGAAATAGTGTTATGAATGAGGGTACAGGACTTATTAGAAGTTCAATGCACTTAATAAAAGATATTATGTCAATTAAACAACAACAAAATATTTTATCAAATCAAGCGAAAGGTAATTTAAATTCGGGTGATGTTAACTTCTCAAATAATGAAACAACATTCACAATGTATAAAATGTCAATAAAACGTGAAAACGCAATTGTGATTGATGAATTCTTTTCACGATTTGGATATCAAGTTAACGAAGTTAAACAACCAACACTTCATAATCGAACACAATTTGATTATATAAAAGTTGGTGGAACAGACAATTTGATTACGGGGAAAATTCCCGCTATGGATTTGGATGAAATCAATAATATATGTAGGCGTGGAACAACAATATTTCATAATATAGCAAATTTTGGCAATTATACAATTGATAATCCAATAGTTAGTTAAAATAAAAAAGACTAGAATTTTCTAGTCTTTTTTATTGTCTTGTAATATTTCCAAGATATAGAACATTTGAAACAATATTGTCACATGTTTTATTTTGTCCAATATTTAATGTTGTAACAAGTTTTGGATTCATAATATTATACGCAATAAAATTTGTTGGATTTGGATTGTCGGTTGCAACAATACATGCCCTTGTATATGCATTGTCAACAGTTCTTAAATCATTATTTGTAACAACACATCTTTCAACATTTAATTTTAGTTGCATGTCATAATATGAAGCTTGTTTTAAATTACAATTATATATTTTATTATATGAAATTGTAATTAATTCACTTTTTTCGTTAGTTGTTCCTTGTATTAAAATACCGGTTGTTTGTCCATCATGAATTATATTGTTATTAATATCACAAATTTTTGAATTGGTTGCAATTATTCCTGCATCATTACTATCACCAAAACCATTGATAATATTATTGTTAATAATTATTTTATTACATGTTGCAAGTGTAATTCCACTTCCATCTGTTTGATTTATTTGATTATTTTTTACAATAATATTGCTTGTGTTAATCATACGAATTCCAATTGTTCCATTATTTATAATATTATTTATTATATTTTCATTATTAACATTTTCAAGTTTTATATCTTCGGATGTATGATCATCAAAAATATTATTAATTATATTAACGTTATTAATTGCATTTGGTAAAGTTTGATAATATGCATTATAACAAGTGATTCCTTGTTTATTATCATGAATGTAACAATTTTTTATTGTAACATTAGTTAATGTGTCATTTTGGTTTGGTTCTAAATCAATGCCACATTCTGGTAATTTTCCATTGGTGTTTATAATTTCGCATTCTTCAATAACAATATAATCGCCATTTATTAATGAAATACCATTTCGCCTGTTGTTATCAATAATAATATTTTTTGCTTTTACATTAATACCATTTGCAACATATAATCCATCACCCCATCCATCAATTAATTTCATGTTGGTTAATGTGATATTTTTACTTTGATTTCGTATTGAAACACACATTCCCCATTCGCCGGTTTCACCTGTGTGTTCTGTCCTTTCACCTGAAATAATTCCACCTGAAATATTTACATTTTCTTTATTTGATATAAGCATAACTTCATAATTATCCAAATTATTTGGTAATGCTTTCAATGTTGCATTAATAAGTTTTATATTACTATTGGAATTTGGTTTTACACTAACACTTGCATCAACCATATATGTTCCATTATTTATAATTATATTTTTACAAGTATTAAATGCTAATTGAATGCTATCTGTATCATCTGTTATTCCATCACCTTTTGCACCAAATTGTTTCACGTTCATTTCATCAGTGATTATTAATTCGGCAACAAGTGTTGGTTCATTTAATGCAATCAATGTTATTTCATCAATTGTATCATATGATGTTAATGTTCTTACACGATATAATGCACCACCATTGTCATCACTTGAATAAAAACCAATTGTTTTTGTGAATTGTCCGTTAACCAAATTTGTCGCATCTTTCATGTCTGCAACGGTTGGATATGTAAATGTTACTGTCAAATCAATGAATTGTTCAATCAATGATTGAAGTTGTCCATTTTCATACATTTCATCAAGTTTGTTGTCAACTTCTTCCTGAACATCCAAATTATCAAAATAATTTTGAAATTCAATTAATTTTGTTTCAAAAGAATCCATTTTAATATTTTGTTTTTTTAGTTCTTCAATCATAAATCCGCAAATTTTACAAAATAATGCATAATCATCAACGGCATCAAAATCATCTTCTAAAAACGGAAAATTTTGTAAAATAAAATTTTTTAATCTAAACATATCAATCGACCTCCTTTTAATTTAATTGATAGAATAAATCTTCTAAATCATTATATATTCGTGACATAATACTTTTTTTGGTATTAAGATATTTTTCTAATAAATACATTTTATCAACAGGACTTCTGTTTGTTTCCTCAACTAAATTTCGATTAGCTTGTGCCGAAGTAGTTGAATTATTTTTGTCATAATTTTGCGTTGTGACATATGTTCCATTTTTAATTGTATTTAATTTATTTTGTGGAAATTGATTGAATCGTCTGTCGGACTCTGTTTCACCATTTCCATTTGAACTTGAATTTTCAACTTCTGATCGTGTGATTTTTTCACCATCATTGAATAAATTGAAGTTGGACAAACTATCAAATAAAATATTATAATATGGCATAATTTCATTTAATTTATTGTCAAGATAAATTTTGAAAGTTGTAAATGTTTCAAAACCAATTCTTCTTAACATAAAATGTTTTAAAATTTGACATTCAAATTCTTCTTTATTAATTTCATTTGATAATGGATAATCAAAATCAAATATTCTTTCATGTGTTGCAAGTGGTAAATTTTTGATTTTTGTTTGTTCTTCCTGATTATAATTTGCCATTGAATTCATTATTTCGTAAAGAGTAGGTGGAACAGGAAACATTTCAAAATTTGCTCTTATATATTCACTATTCCATAATATCGGATTCCATAACCATGGATTCATCATCTACCACCTCCATATCATTTTCATCACCAATAACAAGTGTTGTTGGTAATCCATCATAATATTCAACTTCTAATTTTTCATTTAATTTATCACCAAATAATTCATTGATTTTTTCAATTGCAATTCGGCGGGATTCGAACCTTGCATAACGTGATGCAATTGTTCCTGCTTGGGAAATAAAAATTTCATCACGAATATTACGTTCCTTTTTTTGGAATGATTGATTTGCAACACCAATTAAACGTAAAAATTCATTCCATATTTTATCTTTTTGTTCTGATAATTTATCCGCAACAAATGTTGCCGGGATTAGATTACATGTTGTTTCATCCAAATTAACATTACTAAATGTTGTTATAACTTCTTGACATGAATCAACTCTATCAATTAAATCTTCAATTGATTTTTGATTTTCGGTTTTTGTTTTCCAAAATCTTTGTGTTTTTTGTTGTGCAATATTAATGTCCATAGTTCGTTGAATTAAACCAATTCTTTCACTATATTGCATTATATTACCAATTAATGGTAAACGTGACATGTTATCATACATAATAACATATTCGCCACGTTTCAAAAATCTTTGATATCCATTTTTTCCATATACTTGAATGTCAACAGGATTATTATATAAATCACGTTTTCCCATTACACGATAAGGTAAAGCTAAAATGGAATCAAGAATTTCATCATAAAACCACGCAATTGAACCTTTATATATCAATTCACGATTTATGAAAGACAAATCCAAATATTCAGACTTCAAATTTTTAAATAAAAATACATTCATAGCAAGTGAAACGAATTGTTCTTTATACATTTCAGTTGTGAACAAATTTTTCATTTGTGATTCTATTTTTTTATATCTATTTGTCGCCATTAAATACCTCCTATATTAAAAAATAAAGAGGTGCAATTTTTGTTGCACCTCCATAAATTATGCAACGGTGATAGTTGCTTGTGCTTGTTTTGTTTTATCGTAAACACTTGTTGCAGTTACATAAATTGTTGTACTTGATGCAACAGTTGATGCAACTTTAAGTTTTCCGAATTCATCAATTGTAACACCTGCTATTGGTAGGGCATCGGCATCACCAACCGCCCATGAAACAGCCTTGTTTGCAAATCCGGCAGTAACAACAGTTGCAGACATTTGAAGTTCTTGTCCCTTTGTTACTGTTGCAGTTGCAGGACTTACGGCAACGCTAGTTATTGATGGTTCAGTTAAACCAAATACGGTTGCTTGTTCATATGGTGATGAACTAATAACTAACCATGCAGATAAGAAATGATTATTCTTATGTGTTACAGGATTATAAAATTCAGTGTCACGAACACCTGAATCAGCACCTAAATCATAATAATAGTTCATGAACCAATCAACTGAAACCAAAACGGCAGGAACATTTGAAAGTTCCGCAAGTTCTGCTTCTGTAAATGGTGTATAACCTGAACCAAGTAATTCAGTTAATCTTTCAGAATCATGATTTCCAAATCCATCACATAAAACACCATTTGTTTTGAATTGTGCGTCATCACGGAAGAATGAAGTTGCAAGAACTTCGGTTGATAATGAACTTTCGAAATCGGTGTTCATAATAAGAATTAAATCTTCCATTCTATTGCCACGTCTTACACCGGCAGGATTATAATTTGGATTTCTAAATGTCATCTTATTTGCAACCGCTTTCATTTTAGCAACTCTTTCACGTGCGGATAAATTTGCAAAATTTGCAATATAAGATGGTGTAACAGTTCCATCAACAATTCTACGGCATAACATATATTTGTTAGTTATATATAAATCATATTTAAGTGATTCATATAATGAACCAACAATTTCCATAATTAAATTATATAAACCTTGTTCCTCAGTAAATGCCATTGACATTTGCATATCGGAAGTTGTTGTTTGATAGAATTTTTGGAAATTTACTTCATGAATTTGTGATAATACATTTGGAACAACAGTTTCAAGGAATCTATCATTGTCATTTGCATAAGCATTATAATCATATACATTTGCCAAATCAACAATCATTTCACGGATTTGTTGACCGAATCTTAATGTTCCTTTATTCGTGAACCATTCCCATGGATTATCCCATCCATTTCTTTTAATAACAGTTAATCCTATTAAGTTAATAGTATTAATAAATGCGTTACGATATGTTGGATTTCCTAAAATTAATTTTCCAATTTCGGCAACGCTTTCGCCTTGTCTAGGCAAATCAATATTTTCTTTTAATGCAGGTGTTTGGTTTATAATATAACTAAGTAATTCTGCATTAGTTGCTTTTTTTATTGTTGGCATTTTCTCAATCCTCCTTTACTATTCAAAAATGTCTTTTACATCGATAACTTCGGCATCTTCTTTGCTTTCAACATCGACTTCTTCTTTTTCTTCTGTTTCTTCTACTTCATCACCACGAACGAAACGTTCACGATAACGTCTTAACAAATCTTCTTTTTCATTTTTTAAATCTTCGATTTGTTTTTCATAATCTGAAACATCGATTGTTTCAAATGAATCTGTTACATCTTCCATTAATTCAACCGCTAGTTCGTTGTTATCAACTAGCTTTTCATTAATTTTTGTAATTAATTCATCTTTGGTTAATTTTGCCATTCTTTGAATCCTCCTTTTATTTTTATATAACAAAAAAAGAAAAAAATGTCAACTAGACATCTTTTTCTCATACCTAATATAGCAACCACTTCAACTTCGGGGTGATATAACTAACGTAATAGTTGTTAACTCAATAACAACGGTTGCATCTTAAATATACATTAAAAAAGAAATGATGTCAATAATCATTTCTTTTCTTAAACAATACCCATTTAAATTTATATTTTTTATATGTTGGTGTTGGTGTTGGACTTCCACCTTGAAATGTTTTCCAATTATAACCTGACCAATTTCGTAAAATTGTTGTGTCATTTATATATAAAGCATTAAATATTCGAATTCTTTTACAACTTGTTGTATCTAAGAAGTGATAACGATATTGTGATAAATTTGGAACGCCCTTGCCAATTTCAATATGAAGATGATCACCAGAAACTTCACAACCGGTTCCACTTCTTGCAAACACTTCACCCATTCTTTTAATTGTTCCAATAGGATAATATGTATCATTTTCAATGTCATTATCATGGTAAATTATAATGCCGATATTGGAAATAGAACCATCTGATAAATGAACTTTATTAGTAGATTTCCACATCGCACAACATTCCGTTCTATCTTTCCAAATAAGTTCAATATCACAAGGTGCATAACATGGACATCTAGTTACTCTACTTCCATTAATATATCCAACACAATCGGTTGCATAATATCTTGAATAATCGTGTGAATATGTTCCCGTGTCACCTTGACTTATATATAACTCTTGCATTGGAAACAATGCAACTTGATAACCATTCTCATCATAGAGTTTTTGATTTGCTCTCATATTCCAAAATTTCCTTTAATTGTTTTGAATCAATCATTACAATTTTATCATTATGAACTAATAAATAATCAATCAAATTATCTTTATCAAGAATTTCAATATCAACTTCATATTTACTTTTTTCATCTTTATAAAGTTCAATATCGGATTCATTCATCCAACCTAAATCACCCGTAGTATTATAAGGATGTTTTGTTCCTTTGGCATAACGTGTAATATTTGTAATTTTATCTTCTTTTACTCGTGATGTTGAAATAATTGAAGAACTTGATTTGTAAAGAGGTGAACCTTTTTTTAATATAACTTTATCACCAATATTAAATTTCATTTTTTATATCCTCAACTTTGGCATCGTTTCCCATTACTTGATATTGTGATTTTTCATCATTCACATAATTGTTTCCTAACAATGCATCAATTCTTTTAATTGTTTCAAGACGTTCTTGTCTATCTTTTTCAAAATAATCCAAATCATCCATAAAATCTTTTTCTAATTCAAACATATTAATCACCCAATTTCCTTTCAATATCTGCAAGTCTATCATTCATTTTTGTCAAAGTAATAACAATTTCTTGATTTGTTTTTTTGTTATCATTGACTATTTCTTGCATAACTCTTTGATTCTCTTTGGTATTTACTAATTTGTCATAAATTAAATAACCAACACATACAAACCCCACACCATATTGAAAAATAAAATCAATTAAAG